TTTAGATATATCTTTCCGCTGAATAAGAAAGCAAAAAAATTATTGAAAAAATCAAATATGGAATGGACTAGAATTTATCCAAAAGACCACAATCTAAAATGGTTTGATAAAACTAGCAAACCCAAATTTGAAATTGAACAACCCCACTTCACATATGAAGAAGTTCTTTACAACGCGAGAAACATATCTGGTGGTGGGGCATCTTTAAGAGGTATATTATGAGCAAAATTGTTTTAGTATCTGGTGGATTTGACCCACTACATAAGGGACACCTTGACCTATTGAAAGAAGCTAAGAAGATGGGTGACCATCTATCGGTAGGTCTCAATAGCGATGCGTGGTTAACTAGAAAGAAGGGGTCACCGTTCATGTCACAATGGGACAGAATGGATATGTTGATGGAATTAGAATGTGTTGACCATGTAGTTCCTTTCAATGATGATGACGATACTGCCAAAGACTTTATAGAAAAAGCATTAGGCACATGGGGAATAGACCACAAGTTTTTATTTGTGAATGGTGGTGACAGGACAGAAGATAATATTCCAGAGATGGAACTGCGAGAAAAGTTTTCTCATGCTCATTTAGAATTTGTTTTTGGTGTTGGTGGAGATAAAACTTATTCTAGTAGTTTGGTAAACAATGTAGAAAGAGCTTGGGGTGACTATAAAGTTATTCACGAGGAACAAACTGCTAAGGTAAAAATATTGAATATTGATATTGGTAAAAGTATTAGTTACCAAAGACATTTTTATCGTGGAGAAATCTGGCATATCGTAAATGGTATGGCAATGATTAAAACCAGCAAAGGTAGGTTAGAGAATTATACATACGACTACTTGACTTCTGGTCAACACTTTAGTATAATACCCTACGAATGGCATCAAGTGACAAATGTGGGTAATGAACCCCTAAAGATAATTGAAATTCAACATGGTTCTTATGTCGAAGAAGATGATATTGAACGCGAGGAGATAGTTCATTGAAGAAGAAAGGTATTAAGGAAAGACGAATAGTCGCCTTAAAAAATTTGGAGAAGTCAAAGTTTACCCCAAAACAGGTAAAGTCTGGCAAGTTTGTAAAAGGTAAGCCTGAGATGGTAGACCGTTCTGAAGACAACTGGAACATCAAAAAAGATTACCAGATTGAGGTGCTTAAGAAAAGAGTACAGTAATCATGTTTGATTACAATCTAATAGATGAATATCAGATTGAGGTTACTACTTACTGTAACGCCGCTTGTCCTCAATGTCCGAGGAATGTAAACGGTGGTAAGACTAACCCCTATCTGCCAGTTTGTCATTTAGATAGAGATGTAATAGATGTTGCATTTCCTAAGTCCCTAGTAAAGAGACTGAGACAGGTTTTCTTTTGTGGCAGTTATGGTGACCCTATTATGCATCCAGAGTTCTTGGATATACTCAAGGATTTTAGGAGTAAAAACCCAACTCTGCATCTCTACCTTCACACTAACGGAGGAGTCCGTGATATTAAATGGTGGGAAGAGATTGCTGAAGTGCTGGGTGACCATGGCAAAATTGATTTTGGTATTGATGGAATATGGGATACCAATCATCTTTACCGAAGAAATGTAGATTTTTCTCGCGTGATTGAAAACGCGAAAGCATTTATAAATGCTGGTGGAAAAGCACAATGGAACTATCTGGTATACAAACACAATGAACACCAGATATCAGAAGCAAAAAAGATGTCTGAAGAACTGGGGTTTGATGATATACTGTTTAGGTCAACTGGTAGGTTTATGAACCACAAAACTCTTACTGAGTTAGAAAAGTGGCCAGTGCAAAACAGAGATGGTGAAATAGAATATTATTTAGAACCACCCACAGACAAACAGTACCACAATAGTAGTGTTGAGAATCTACCCAGACTACATGAAGAGTATCCAGATATAAAGGATTACTTCAACGAGACCAAAATAAAATGTGACGCTCTCACTGGAAAGAAAGTGGCAATTACTGCCGAAGGTTTAGTCTTACCATGTAATTTCTTTGAACACAATCTTTACGACATGAGATTTCATAAAAGAGATTCATTTCCTAGTAGTAATGATTATCACTTTGATGAAGATGGCAATAACCAAGTTATGTCTCTTATCAATAGACATAATGGTGATGACCAGAATTTAAACATTCACAGTCAACCATTAGATAAAATTTTTAAAAGTGAGTTTTGGAAAGAGATTGTATGGTCATGGGAACAAGATATAGGGTGTGGCAAAATATTTGAGTGCGCTATGACTTGTGGACAGAAGTTAACTAAAGTATGGGATCAAAATAAAAAGATGAAAGAAACTTATCGATATTATATCACAGGTAACAATCGCGGATTGGGACTAGACTTAGCAAAACATTTTAATGGTGATGGATGTTCCAGAAGTACTGGCCAGATGCTTACTGATATTACAACTAAGGTTGGTATTCAAAGAATAGTAGAACAAAGTTTACACTATGATGTGTTTATCAATAATGCATTTGATGGCCCGCCAGATGAACCTTGGGGTAATTTCGCTCAAGTAAATTTATTGTTAGCGGTATTTAAGGCATGGAAAGAAGAAAACAAGTCTGGATATATTTTTAATATCGGAAGTACTGGGGCATTAAGTGCCAGAGTTAGTCATGACAGATATGCAATTGCTAAGGACGCCCTTGCTACCGCGAGTAGACAATGTTCCAAGGCATTTAAAGATGACCTAGTTAAATTTAAAACTACCTTGATTACGCCAGGCAGATTGGACACACCATTGAGTAGAGGTAGAGAAACATGGACAGGCAACGGTGTGAAAACGCTTGACATTTGCAAGTTTATAGAGTATACTATGGGCATAGAAAATAATAGTATAATTGAAGACATCATTATTGATGTTAATTTGGAGTATGGTAATGAGTGAATTTTTATGGGTGGAGAAATATAGACCCCAAACTATTTCCGATTGTGTTCTACCAGATAGAATCAAAAGTATTTTTCAAGAGTATGTTGATGCTGGTGAAATATCCAACATGCTTTTGTGTGGCACCGCTGGTACAGGAAAGACCACGGTTGCAAAAGCACTTTGTAATGAACTTGGTTGTGACTTTATTGTTATCAATGGTTCGGATGAAAGTGGTATTGATGTATTGCGTACTAAGATAAGAGACTTTGCTAGTACGGTAAGTTTTGAAAGTAAACCCAAAGTTGTGATTATGGATGAGGCGGATTATCTAAATCCCAATTCCACGCAACCAGCACTTAGAGCTTTTATTGAGGAGTTTTCTGGCAATTGCAGATTTATTTTCACATGCAATTTCAAGAATCGAATCATCGAACCTCTTCACAGTAGAACATCTGTTATTGAATTCAAACTCAATAAGGATGAAAAACAAAACATGGCTGGATTGTTTCTTAATAGAATGAAACATGTATTGGATTCTGAGGGAGTCACATATTCTACTCCAGTTCTCGCTGAGTTGTTAATGAAACACTTCCCAGACTATCGTAGGGTTCTAAACGAACTACAACGGTATTCGCGTAGTGGTACAATCGATGAGGGTATCCTAAGTAACATTGCTGAGATAAACACCAAGGGATTGATTGACAGTCTCAAGGATAAGGATTGGAAGAAGATGCGACAATGGGTAGTCAACAATGTTGACAATGACCCACAAGGTGTCTACAGGAAGGTCTATGACTCTCTTATCGATAAGGTGAAACAAGTACCCCACTTGGTACTATTGATTGCTGACTACCAGTACAAGAGTGCATTTGTGGCAGACCAAGAGATTAACTTGACCGCGTGTCTAACTGATATCATGGCGAGTGTTGAATTTAAATGATTGAAGGATTAGGTGAACCAGTAAAGACCTATGATGCTGAAGAGTTCAAGGTAAAGAAAAAAGCAATCAGTCCTTTTGACTTTGCGAACAGTATTAACTACAGCAAAGAGAATCTTATGGTGGATGATTGGTCTGAGAAACAGTACAATGCTTTCATTATAAACAAGTCATTGTCTCATGGCATTGATACGGTTGTGGCAGCTAATGAAATGAATGCTAGACCACACTTGGATGCAAAACTTCAGTATGATTTCTTACAGGGTTTTGTTCGTAAAAAGAAAAGATTTAATAAATGGTTGAAGGCAGAGAAGGAAGAAAACCTAGAGATTATCAAGGAATACTTTGGTTATAGTAATGTTCGAGCACAAGAGGTATTGCGTATTCTCAGTGACGAAGACATTGTGGAGATAAAAAAACTTTTAAACAAAGGTGGAAAATAAGGAAATCATAAATACTTTCATATAAATTAACAAAATTATGAAGGTATTATCATGGTGGATGAGTTTTTCGACATTGACTTTCCCGATTACAAACCAGTAGAAATTATTTTAGAAAAGGAAGATGACTTCCTAAAGGTAAGGGAAACTTTGTCACGCATTGGAGTGGCATCTAAAAAAGACAAGACATTATATCAGTCTTGCCATATTCTCCATAAACAAGGTAGATATTTTATTACGCATTTCAAGGAGCTTTTTGCGCTAGATGGCAAGGAAGCTGACTTGACTGAAAATGACTTAAAAAGAAGGAACGCAATTGCTAAACTGCTGAGCGATTGGGGTTTAGTAAAAATTCTGGATAAGTCTATTGAAGAAGAACTGGCTCCTATGAGTCAGATAAAAATTCTTTCTTTCAAAGAGAAAGATGAATGGACTCTCGTAACGAAATACAATATCGGGAGAAAACGATAACCTTAATCTAGGAGAAATCTTATGAAAAAATTAGTGACCCTTGGCGTGGTCGCAATGGCTTTATTTGTGCCCGTTGAGGCACTCGCAGATAAAAATGGTAAACTCCATGCACTCTGCAAAAAAGAAATTAAATCCCAAACAGGTGGATTCGGTCAATTACGAGGAATCAAAACCTTTAGGGGTAACATGACTGCTAAGTATCGTGTACGCGGTGCGGATGTAGATTATGTAAATTGTATTATGGGGAAAGACGAAAATGCTGTTATATTAATTGACAGGTCTACATCACAACCATTGAGTTTACTTGCAAAAAAATAAAATATTTTGCTTGACTTTTGAAAAATAGTCCCCATATTATATAAATATAGGAGTAGATGCTCGGGTGAGGTCTACACTTTAACTCGCTTAATAAGGAGGAAAACATGAACACATTAAGCACACAAGCGCATTGGGACAATCTTGTCTCTGCATTTCCACACATTCGCAGACAATTCGTAGGGTTCGATAGAGTGATTGATTTACTCAACCAGAACTTTGAGTTGAATGTGAATTCATACCCACCTTTCAACATCGAAAAATTGGATGACGAAAACTACGAGATTCAAATGGCTCTCGCTGGATTTAAAGAATCCGATTTGACTGTTGAGGTTAAGGACGGTACGCTTACTGTTGAGGGGAATCAAGAGTCTTCTGAAGAAACTGATTACATTCATCAAGGCATTGCCGAAAGAAAATTCAAAAAGTCATGGAGTCTCGCTGACACAGTTGTTGTAGATGGCGCGAAGTTGACAGACGGAATTCTTAGAGTTGCTCTGAAGAATATTATTCCAGAAGAGAAGAAACCGCAAACAATTAAAATTGCAACCAAGTAACCAACAGGGGGGCATCGCCCCCCACTTTAATTATTAGAGGATTGTTATGACAAAAAAGAAAAGTGAAAAAAAAGTAATCGCTGAAGAAAAAGTGGACATTCCACCAGAGGAGATTACACGCGAACAAACTGAAGATGCTCCAACACAAATTTGTGGCATTAAATGTTCTGGTATGGAAGAAATGATTTGTTATCTGCAAAAGGATGACCAAGGTGGTAGGTATATGATTACTAACCCTGCTAACATCAAATATATTCCAGCAGAAGGAAAACAAGGTCAGTTTAAAATAGCATTTGTTCCACAGTCACCAGCAAGTAAAGGTGTAATTTTTGTTCCATATGGACAACTAGAGTATATCTTTGAACCCAAAGAAGATTTGGTGAAAGAGTGGCAAGCTAAATTTACTCACACCCAATCTACAGAGATGAAAACAAAACCGAAATTTACTGGATAAATTGCTTGACTTCTGATACACATTCGTGTATACTATCCTATAAATGATGAATCGGTTTTATTATGTCTAATTTTTATACTTATGCGTGGCAATATGGAAATTCCATCCTTACTCGTGGAGTGAGGAATGGTGAGCGTTTTACTGAAAAACATCCATTTCAACCAACCTTGTATGTCAGAAGTAATGAACCTTCTGAATTTACTAACATTGATGGTCATTATCTAAAACCAATTCAGTTTGGAGATAATGGCGACTGCAAAGAATTCCTAGACAAATACTCTAAGGTAGATAACTACCCCATCTATGGTCAAACTGATTTGACCTATCAGTATTTGTCTTCTATGTATCCGCAAGATATTGAGTTTGACCTCAGTAAGATGCGGATTTTCTCAATTGATATTGAGACAACTGCCGAACACGGTTTCCCAGATACGGAGAATCCTATCGAAGAGGTTCTTCTTATTACACTCGTAGATAATTATACCAAGGAAATCTTTACTTGGGGTTCGGGTGAGTGGAAGCCTGGCGAAGAAACAAAAGACCTTAATGTCACTTACACTTATTGTTCCGATGAGTATGACTTGTTGGAAAAATTCATGACATGGTGGGCACAAGACTATCCCGATGTAGTTAC